ACTTGCGTTATCCAGTGCCCGAATATGATCCAAATACAGAAACTTGGATTAAAACTAAACCACTAGCAGATATGGGAAGATAAGATGGACGAACAAAACTTTGATAAGTTAAGAGAAGAAGCACGTGCCAATGGATATAGTGATGAAGAAATTGATCAATATATCCGTGAGCACAGCCAACCATTGACTTCCGCAGATGAAAACAAACGTCACGAACAAAATGTAGGTATGGCTGAAACTGGCGCTGCTAAACTAGCGCAATATGGTCTAGAAGGATATGGCGGCTATCAAGTAGCCAAAGGATTAGTCAATGCAGCAGGTAATGCTTTCCGTGGACAGCCTGCTCCTGCGCCTGCGCCTGCTCCAGCACCACAAACAACATTTACTGGCGGAGCAAATCCAGCGTGGGATGCAGCACTAAGTCAACCACATCCACAAGCTAGTCCAATGAACGTTGCACCACAGCCACCGAGCGCAGCAAACTTTATGGGTCGTATGAGTCAATTGGCCAGCAGATATTTGCCAGCAGCAGCCGCAGCCGGTGCAATAGGTCAAGGATTGTTCTATACAAGTCCAGAAGAAATTGCTACAATGCGAGCTGCCGAAGCACAACGCAGAGCACAAGGCTGGAAGCCACTTAATGAAAGATAATTGAAATGATGGATATGGACCTACAACACCTACACACAGTTTTGGAAAACACTTTTGCCGCAAACTTTGTTGCTTACTATCGTGCTCACGTGGCACATATCAATATCAAAGGCAGAACTTTTTACCAAGATCACAAACTATTACAGAAGATCTATGAGAGCCTGCAGGACAACATAGACACCCTTGGTGAAAAGATTCGTTCAACACGTGCCTACGTTCCAGATAGCCTCAGCACAGTTGTAGGTATTAGTCCTATCATTGATATGCCAGTCACAGGCGATGCAATGGCTTTGTTGGAAATGATTGAGGAAGCACTAGAGGCCTTGATTGATCAATACCACGAATTAAACACAGCCGCTGAAGAAGTCAACTATGTTGATATCAGCAACTATGCACAGGATCAGATTGGCGTTATTGCCAAGTTCCGCTGGATGATTGAGGCCACCTTAGATGAACGCGACGAATCTCAAGACTATTGAACCCACACTAGAAGATCATCTAGAAGAATGTGAAAAACGGTTCCAAGACGTTGTCTGTAAATTAGACCGTCTTGAGAACCGTATGGATGTTATTGAAAATATCTTGATCGATATCAAAAGTTCGCTTCGTAAAATTGCCTCACAGCAGCCATAAAGGCTTCTTTGTCAAACGTGCCACCTTCAATGCGTGTGCCACGTTCGTCTAACATATACAATTCAATCTTGTCAGGTGTGTCATCGTCCACAACAATTTCAATCTTGTTGATATCCAATGCAGTTACTGGCGTTGCATCAACGCTGCCCCGGTGTTCTACTTTGTATCTCATTTTATGATGGCGTTGATGTTGTTTTGATCAACAATGTAATATTTGGTGTTGTCGTGTTCCAACATACCCACTGACTGCCAGTTGACACTGATGGCATCTCCTACTGCAAGTCCATCAATATCTACCTTGTCTCCAATGCTGTGAACATAGCCCAAGGGATTATGCTCTTGGTTTGGATTGCTCAATATGATACCGCTGTCGGTCTGCTTTTGAACTTCTTTGCGTGTGAAAATTACGCGAGTTTTTACTGCTACTACGTCTGACATAGTTCTTTTCCTTTCATTTGCTATGTTTTAATATAAAATGTGTTGCCTCGGCTGAGTCTCCATAGACTGCCTGTGCAAACTGTTCCAAGGTCATTGTCTGACCATTAAACATCCATTTTGGTGGCTCCCATTGCATATCAGCCAATGCTTTGTATGCTTTATTTCCTGATGGTTCTAACAGTCCCATTTGTTTTAATATCTCTATGGGATTGCTCATTTGCTATGCTTCAATACAAAATGTGTTGCCTCTGGTGTGTCTTCTCCAAACACAGCATTGGCAAATGCTACCGTATCCATTACTCGACCATCATACATCCAACGTGCTGTGGCTGCTTGACTACGACCCAGCCCTGCTATCATTTGGCCATATTGATTAGCGGCCTGTTGCTGTGACGACTGACTGCTATAACCCGTATACATCTGTGCGATTTGTTGTGCAGTCAATGAAGATATGGGATTTGCTGATAGTGATTGTGTCATTGTTTGTGGTCTGTGTGAGAAGCTCATTTCAAGTCCTGTGTAATACGTTTCATTGCCAATAAACCAACCAATCGAAAACCAAACTGTTCGTGCAAGCGCATAAAGGCCGCTTGCTCTTGACGTATACTTGAACTGACTAGAACTGGTATGCCACAGATGTGACACCAAAGAATCCATTGATGCAGCATCTGTGCTATTATAGTTATGCGTGTGCGAACAGGCAGATCTAAACAAACGTGTGCAATGGCAGCTTCGGCCATTTCTTCTGTGCTGTAGGGCGTGTAGTGACCACGCTTGCACCAAGCATAGGCCATCAATGCGCCAGTAGTTTTGTTACGTGCCACAATGACCTGTTCACGACTCAATTCAAAACTTTGTTCAGTTATGGCCTGTGTTAAGTTGTATTGGAATGCTCTTGGGCTGGGTTCCAGCAGGCCATCAATCTCTCGTTGATATTCTGCAACTGCCAGTGCAACCAATTCTGGTATGTCTTCGTAGGTGGCCAACTGCCAATGCCACGAGTCACCAGGTTTAGGTAAAAATCGTTCTGTTCCGTTCATTTCAAAGTCCTGTATAATGTATTTAGTAAATATAACAAATAACACAAGGAAATGCAATGGGCAGAAAATCTAAAACAACCAACAGAGCCGTGATAGGCAACACCAGCTTTGACCTGGACAACTACAACGCACGTATAGACCGGTCAGGTGACTGCTGGCCGTGGACTGGTGCTCGGCACGTTCAGGGCTATGGATTCCTCAGCGTGAGAAAAGAAGATACTCGAACTAGCACAATGACAGTGGCACACCGAGTTGCTATGATGTTGAAGTTGGATAGAGAACTAACCAGAGATGAATACATTATCCACAAGTGCGACAACCCATTGTGTGTGAATCCAGACCACCTTGAGCTTACAGACAAAATGGGCAAGAGTCAGTTTCACATTGATCTAGGCAAGTATGTGAACCGTGGTGCAACCAATACTGGTCTGGTCAAACAAAACAGACAGTATCGTTACACAGATGATGATATGCGTTGGATCCGTTCGGCCTCGACAGATGACATTGCTGCCAAGTATAATGTCACAAAGAACTATGCAGGCAAACTGCGCTGGGCTTTACGTCAAGGCTACAAGTGGCTGGACTAATTTGGGTTTGTGGGAGAAACTAGAAAAACCTTATCCACACCTTCCTCAGTAGTCTAGTTAACACCAGCCACAACAATATTTATAGGAACTTTATGGCAACGAAAAGCACAAAAAAGGCACCTGTCGAGCCTGTAATCGACGAGAAACTTTATCAAAAGATGCGTGAAATCTATCAGGAGTATACTGGCCAGCAGGTAGCAGATGCGGTGGCACGAATACGCCGGGAAATAGAAGCTGAACGCGAAGCTGCCAGTTTGGACCGAGACATTGAACGCTTGGTAGCTCGTCGTCAAGCATTAGGCGAAATGGGCATTTAACCTTTTTGGTATGCAAAAAGTAGTTATTTTGCTAACATTGCTAAATAAAAAGCACAGGGAACATTTTCATCTACGCAACGTAGATTTATTACTGCCCAGGGCAACTCTTATTCCGTAGTTGTGTGCGAAACGGAATCCTTAAACAGTAATAAATGAGCAGACTCAACTACAACAGACCAAACGGCGGATACGAAAAAGAACCTTGGCAAAAGGTTAAGTTCAGATCTTCTAATACCGGCTTGGCTCGAACAATACACGAAGAAACTTGTTTCATTCGTGGCAAATACTTTGGCAAAAAAATCAAGGACATCATTAAGGCAGATCCCAGATATTGCGACTGGGTGTTGGAAAACGAACCAAAAAGCATTGTGGCTCAACAAATAATCAAACACTTTAAACGATAATAGATAGCAACCCAGCGTCACAAATCCCCTCTGTGCGTGGAAGAGTCTAAACCTTGATTGGCCCTGAACATTAATGTTTAATCAGGATTTCCGATTATAAGCAACGACTATAAATGAACAAGCCGCTCGTGGCAACTCCGTGGGAAGGGTATTCTCACGAGCACAAGCGTTAGGCGTCCGATACCTAGTATCACGGTTTGAGCTTCCAGGATCTTGTCTGGTATTAAAAATCAAATGGGGGGAGGGGTTGAGTTCTCTCTTGGCATCTGTTGTGTAGTTATTAAATCAAGACCAAACGCTATGCGTTCAGTCTTGTGTTAGTCCAAGCGTCGCTGGCGCTCGCCCTTTGGCCTAATCCAGTTCTGCTACCGCACAAAATAAGAGAAGTCATAAGTTCGAGCGGAGCGATGCTCAGCGAAGAACGGATCTCATTGAGATCCTCATAGGACTCTCAAGTAGCCCTAAATAGTTGATTTTGTATAAATAAATAAACAAAGGAGACTTTATGGCTCGACAATATTTACTGACCAAGATAGAACACGAGTTTGGAAAAATGAATTCAAACAGCATACACAAGATCTACTTCCTTGACTTGGAGGATATGGAGGAGTATGTTACAATCGTGGATGAGAGCTTCAGAAACTTCACTAGAAGTAATTGGCATACCTTGTGTTATTACCAAGATACACCTTATGGCATCTACACTGGACTTGTGAGAACTGCCAAACGCACCAAGACAGGTATGCCAGTTATAAGTGCAGACAGCTATCCACAGATGATTGAACCTCTTACAAAGGACGAACTCATAGCTGTGATTGAATTTAAAATTATTGAAATGGAAAGAAATGAAAATAATAGTATTGGCGATACCGCACACTAAGACACATCCTGATTGGCAGGGCTGTGCATTTACAGGTAAGGTGCTAAAGTTTTTAAAAATGATGAGCGGTCGTGGACACGAGATTGTTCACATAGGACATCGAGACAGCATTGTGCCAGCAGGCGTCACCAACATAGCAGTCACAGATGACACCACACTAAACATTGCCTATGGTGCCGAGTATCTGTCGGGTGCTTGGAAGACAAATGGTTTTGCACACTACTATGATATACGTGACTATGCACACCAAACATTCACGCAAGGCGCCATAGATTACATTAACACACACGCAGACAACAACACATTGGTCTTGGGATTTTGGGGTTGGGGACACCGAGCCATACACGATGCTTGCCCAAACTGCATATTCATTGAACCAGGCATTGGCTATCCTAGTGCATTTGCACGTTGGCGCATTTACGAAAGCCACGCCATAATGAACGCTATGTATGGGGCCAAATCGATTGGCACTTGTGATATGGATTGGTATCACAGAGTTATCCCCAACTACTTTGATCCCGAAGACTTTGTCTACAGCGAGGACAAAACAGACACAGTGCTATATCTTGGACGTGTCTATTCAGGTAAAGGATTAGACATCATCATACAGGCAACTGAACGTGCCAAGCGAAAGCTGATTGTTGCAGGACAGGGCACACTGGCACAAATGGGCTATGCCTCTACTCCTAGTCACGTAACTGAAGTGGGCTATGCTGATGCTGAACAACGCAAGATGTTACTAAGCCGTGCCAGTGCAGTTGTGGTTGCAAGTGGATATTTGGAGCCATTTGCCGGAGTGCAGGTAGAGGCTTGGCTAAGTGGCACGCCTGTGATTACTCCAGACTGGGCAGCGTTTGCTGAACTCAACGTAGATGGCGTAACTGGATATAGATGCAACACATTTCGAGACTTTGTCACTGCGCTTAAAACGGTTGATCAATTAAAATCAAGTGATTGCCTAGCACACGCCGAACAGTTTACACTAGAGAAGATAGCACCACGTTATGAACGTTACTTCTCAGATGTGTTGGATGTCTATAATAGGGATGGTTGGTATACAGTCTAAAAAAAAGCCCAGAAATGACGCTGGGCTTTTTTATTCCTGTGACTAGCAGGAAAAAGGACTTCTGACTCGAGTGTAGCAGGACCGAACCGGACAATAAACTATGGCAGTAGAAAAAAAGTGTTTAGTGCCTGCTACATTTTTATTTAGCCCTGCACGCGGGTGATGATAGAACTTGATACCGATTCACGCAAGGCCTTAAGTCTAGCTTCTGTTTCGGCCAACTGCATTTCCTCACGCTTGCGCTCAATCTCAACTTGTTTGACCAATTCCAAATACTCAGGACTAAACTGACCATCACGTATCCAGCCCATATGCACCAAATGCACATATTTCATAATATCTTCCTCACTACAACCTGCCTGCTCCATTAGCAGCACAGCAGTTTCAAAGGCGTGCATTACACTCAATGTTGGACGCTTGTTGCCCAGAAACCGGTTGTCTTCTGCGGCATACTTAATTTTACGATTCATAGCTATTCCTTAAACAAGTATTTATTATGTGCTCGGGTGGGACCAAAAAGCCTAAATAATTGTATGCTAGTCACAATTTATCAAGTAACATATCCTGGTTTGGTGCCAGTTCAACAATACTACAAATGGCCATTCCCACAAGATGCCGAAGGACGCACTCTGGCAGTTGCAAGCTGTCCAGGCTGCGGCAAGAACTTGGGCTATCTTGCGGACGCACACAAGTGTCGAGGAACACTCACTGCCAACCCCATAGACAATCGTATGCACAGTCGAAAAACAGGACGTCCACCCAAACGGCGCGACGAAAGCCTATTCCGGCAATACCTAGCCACACTAGACCATCCTGTAGTGGTAAGTGAATAATTGTAGTTGTTAAAAAACAACACTACATTTGCTCCAAAAAGGCAAGTGCGCTATAATAAACACTTAACAACACACAAGGACCCCAAATGACCCATTGCGTATTATCACCAAAAGACACCGTAAAGAGAATATGCCTGGCTATGATTGCCAATAAACCCAAAATGGTCAAAGGCAAGGCAACATATCTTGGTAAAACCTATACCAGTTTAGATGATGCTTGGGATTGGTTTGAAGATGATATGAACTTTGTAAAATGGAACATAGCAGAACAATATCTTGATGTTGAAGAACATCGCCAACTTCGCAAAGAGTTGGAGGCAGCAGAATGAAACGACTGCTGGGGTTTATAGCGTTAACCATAACTGTGGCAGCGCCAGCAGCAACTTGGCTTGAATATGCACACAGCAATAGAGCCAGTTATGAGTATGAACCCACCCTGATCACACATCACGATCTCGACGGCAAAGCCTTGATAGTTTGGAGCAGAACAGTCATAAACGATCAAGTGCAACAACAAACAAGATATGAGCTGCATTGTCCCAGTCTCAGCATTAGAACCACCTATGAAGTGCGCTACGAACACACAGATGTGGTTTATCAAATGCGTGACAATAATAATGTTTGGCAATACGCTGTGCCCGACACACCCGAAATGACATTACTACAGTGGACCTGTAGTCACTATCAATAAAACGGCAAAATCTGTGACTTGACATAAATAAATAAAAGCAGTATAATAAACACACATTGTTAAACATTAAGGAGGCTTACAATGGACAGTTTCAACAAAAAATATGGTCACCCTGTAGTGGATTTTGATTGGTTTAGTTTCGAACCCCGACACGGTGCTGCTGTTCGCAATCAACGAGTAGCAGAACAACTGGCAGTTATTTTGATGTCACAGAGCTGTCAAGATAGTTTGCAACACACTACAGAGTTTGATCCCGATAATTCTTGGACCACTACAGTAGGAACAGGTGGCTGCGGTCAGCCAATGCCGTGTATGACACAAGCACATCAACGAGCCATACTGGCTGCACACTTTGCTACCTACAGCCAATATCATTATGAATGTTGTTATTTGGGTTTGCCTGATTATGAGTGTTTAAAACAGTTGGTTGAAGATATGGATTATTACGGGACACAAGGTCAACGCAGACAACAACTTGATCTCAACATTGCCCTTGTGCATTCAGTTCTACGCGAGTTTGAAGATGCTTATGTTCGCAAAGATCCCGACTTTCTATTTGAAATACTTAAAAGACAAGATAACTAAAAAAATAAACAAGGCCCGAAAGGGCTTTGTCCTATAAAGGAATTGAAATGAAAAAAGATAAACTTGAAGAACAACAAACATTATTGGTAGATTTATATGTTAAAAAATATAATATATCTCGTGAAGAGGCTTATCCAAAGTTAAAAGCAGAATTTTTGAAATTGTTTGATGATCTGTATGAAGGTAGGTATCCTTGGAGATTTATATATCTGTGTCAAGATGCTGGATGTAGTCAGGAATTTATTGATGCTGAAATCCGAGAACAGCATAATTGGATTAGCCAGCAACCTGATTATGACGAAAAGCGTAAATGGCAAAAATAATAAAACCTAAAGCCTCCCCGTTTATAGGTTTTGGCCCAGTTGATGCTGGGCTTTTTCTTGACCATCGGTTCGGACTAAATAAACTAAACTGAAAAGGATTCAGAAAGTATCGATATGGAAAAGAAAAAGAATGGTGGCGCAAGGCCTGGAGCTGGTAGACCCCGAGGTTCAACCAACCGTGTTACTGCCCGTGAATTATTAGAAACTGCTGATCTCATAGTAGGCAAACCCTTTGTGGTCACCTTACTGGAAGGATATCGAGACAGTATCTATGCTGATGACAAGAAGTTAAGAACCACATACGAGAAGATGATCCTAGACAAAGTAGCAACCACCTTGGTAGAAGCTGAAATCTCTGATTCAGAAGACGCCATAGCTGCCAAGCAGGCTGCATTTGCTGAAGCATTGGCCGCCCTGGCCGGAAAGACCCGAGAATAATGGCACAAGTTTTAACTACCGGCCGTCTAGGCATCACAGGACATAGTGAACGTGGCGTTGCAAAACAACACAAGACATTTGAAGTCGAACCACACAGCGCACGCCAAGCTGAAATCTCAGCCGACTACCACGGTAAGATTGTAAACCGGATGAATCCTAGCAAACGTAAGGACAACGCTCGGCGCTATCCGCAGACAGGATTAGGAGGTTGATATGCACGATGAAGCCTGCCCAGTGTGCGGTCACAAGCACACTAAATAAAGTATAAAAGAGAACAAGATGCCATTAACTAAAAGCACAAGCAAACAGGCGTTCCAAAAGAATGTCAAAACTGAGATAGCAGCAGGCCGGCCTCCTAAACAAGCCGTTGCCATTGCTTACTCAACCAAGCGTGAAGCTGAACATCACAGCGATCATAGCAAGCGGCGTAGTGAACATTATCACAAATCAGTTGCAGCCCAAAAGGTTGTAAAAGGTGCGACAATGATGACTAGAGCACAAGGCCAAATGATCAATGATGAGGAAGATCGTTTCAGCGATGGCAAACTCTAAAGCGTCAATATTAAAAGGTGTTTATAACTTAAACCCAACCAAGATGGTGCTGAAGCAAGGATCCGGAATGAGTCGCAAGGCTGAGACTGGTAACGTAAAAGGTTTTAAAAAGGTCAAGCCGCCAAAGGCTACAACAAGGAAAACAAAATGAGTAAAATGAATGGTATGACAAAAGGCGCAGGCGAAACAATGCCAAAACGCCGTAGTGACCAAGCTGGCGATGGTGAAGACTTTGCCTTTAACGGTCAAATGGGTGATGGTGTTAACCGCGCTGGCAACAAGTATGCTGGTAACCATTTCTCTACAGCAATGAAAGAGAACTATGGTCTAATGCAGAGCCAACGCAAAGGTAACACCAGCGACAGTCCTATGGATGTTGGTCCTAGTGTGACACGTGACAAGCGTAAACTAACTATTGCTACTGCCAGCCAAGGTGGTCGCATTAACGGTGGCGCACATTGCGAATATCCAGGCAACCCAGACAAGATTAATGTAGGGAGCAAATAATGAGCGGTATCGTTCCAGTAGGTAGTAGTCAGTATTTGGCAGTCAGCACTAGTCCAAACAGCGTGACTTACGGTCCTAACGTTTCAAACACATTCCGTTTTGTGAATGAAAGTGCAACTGCCACAATCTATGTTGCAGTCTACAACAGTCAGACACAGGCCAATGCCTTTGTCAAACCCACAGCTGGCACCAGCGTTCCAGGATGCGTGGCCATTGCTCCAGGTTGGCAAGAAACAGTGTCAGGTAACTTTGGTGCACAGAACACCAACACAATCTATTGCTGTGCTGTGTCAACAGGCAGCTTCAACGTGCTAGTCACTCCAGTAAGGGATTAAAAAATGGCCACAAGTAATCAAGGTGTAGTGTCAGTTCACAACAGCACAGACATTAACCTATACAACACAACAACTGACCAATTTGGTAAAACAGTTTACACAACTCCGGGTCGCGTTAAGACCATTGTGTTTGACACAGTGGATGTTACAACTGGCGCCAACGTCAGCTACAACAGCACAACAGGTGTATTCAGTTTGAATGCCAACGTTACATATCAATTGGTTGCCAGTGCTAGAATTGACAGCTATCAAGCTCCAGCAGGTGAGCCTCCAGCTCTAGTCTGGGTTGATAAAACCATTGGTGGTGTAGTTGGACAACCAGTGCCCGTTGACTACACCAACGTGACAACATACCGTCCCGCACAGGATACCACAGTGGTATTGACAGCAGCAGTTTGCCGCCCAACACTACCATTGACTTGGGACTATCCAAACCAATTAACCAATGCCACTGCTACTGTTAGCGTTGTCAGCGGTTGGATCGAATAAGGAACAACAAGATGATCAGCAACAGTAAAACACGAGGTCCAGTTAAGATGGACAAGGACACAGGCGCACGTAGTTGGACTTGTGCCAACCCTCACGCCGTAGACAACGTCAACGTAGCACAGGGTCCACGCACAGGCAACCGTAACCTGGATATGAAAAAGCGCAGCGATTTCATTGCAGCCAAAGAGTCACGTGAACCATTGGCAACAATGATTGAAGACGCTTACGCAGCACGCCAACACGAGTATGAGGATTACGAATACACCAACGGTGGTTCAATCCACGACAATACCAAAGAGACTTTCCATAAGGCTCAAGGTATTCGACCTGCTGTGAAGAAATTACGTAAGTAATAGTATAGATTCTATCGGGCCACTGGGGTAGGAGCTCCTGTTTTGGTTTTGACCAGTGGCACATTTTATTTTAAAGGAACAGAAATGCAAAAGAAAACACAACCCGCCGCCGACCTCGATTGGGGCACAGGCGAAGAAGACGCCACAGCAGTGGCAGCAAAAGAAGTAAGCTGGACCACAGCTGAAGCTGACGCCAAACCAAAGACAAAGAAAAAAGTAGAAGCAGTGTTATTGGACAGTGGCTTTGATATGGAAGGCCTTATGACCGACTTTCCTACAGCCACAGAACTACAACGCTTTGTCTATGACCAAACTGGCGTGGTATTGAATTTAAAAGGCCGCAGCAACAAACTGAAATATCAGATTGCTATGGATGTGCTGAATGGTGCAGAACCAGACGCAGCATTTGTTGGTAGCGAGAATCCCTATGTTGACAAGACTGAGATCATTCCAGAAGATCCACTACGTGATCCTCCAGCCCGTCCACGTGAACTAGAAGGCCTTAACCTTGTGACACGATTTGGCACAAACACATTCCCACATCCAGAACCAGAATGGCGAGCACAGGACATCAAGGCCAACGTGGTGTTTCGCAAATACGACAACGGCATCATTACATATGAGATCACAGGACCCATTGCCAAGAAGGCCATTGGCACCAAGATCAACAAGTTTGGTGTCAAACAACCTGAACGCCTGACCTGGGTTGACCCACGCACCGGAGAACAGATCATTCGCCGTGCTGATGGCAGCTTCACACCATTGGGCACACGTCTACGCACTTTTATGCAACGCCAACGTGTGAACAAGTCAAATCAATGGGATGTATGGATTGACCGTGACTTCGTTGTTGTTGGTGACAACGCCATTGACAATCCTTGGGGTGCATAATGCTATTGAAACAATCACCCCTGCCAGTGCCACGTGATGCCTTAGAGCCAGTGTTGAGCCGGGCCAACATTGATTACCATTACGGGCATTTGTATCGAGGTTATGTGGATCGTTTCAATCAGCACGAGGGCTCACCAGAGTTCAATCGTGCTGGCGCTTTCCTACACGACATTTACTTCACACAGTTCACACGTCCCAACACAGGATCTAAGCCCGGTGAACTCACAATGGACCTAATCCGTAAACATTCAAGCAGCCTAACTGGCCTCAAAGCCCTAATGAAAGATGCTGCTATGCGGATACAGGGTTCTGGTTGGGTTTACCTGGCCACCGACGGCACCATCAAGACCATAAAGAACCACGAAGTGCGTGATGACATTGTGCTACTCATCGATTGGTGGGAACACGCTTGGAATCCTGACTACCTTTGGCGCAAAGAAGAATACTTTGACAACATTTGGAAGATCATTGATTGGAACCATATCGAAGATAGATTGGGTCTAATGTAATGGGGTTACACACCAACGACATTGCTAGACAAATGGAAACTGTTGCTGAGTCCCGACAGCGCCTGGCCCAGGAGCAAACTGCTGATGTCAAGATCTTGCAAAAAGTAAACAGTGCTCATCGTGAAGCATTCGCTGAAAAGTATCCAGGACAGGTTGAACACTGCCTACGTCTAACAATGGAAAGGCTCCAAGCGGGCCTTGACAAACGTGGTGATGTGGATGTGAGCAATCCTGATACCTGGCGTATGACACCTGCTGAACTTGAACAGTTGGCTCAAACTGCACAACTCTTAAACGATATCCGACGAGGATTCTAAAATGATATTTGCTACAGGAGAAACAAATGAAATATCAACTGTTACAGGGCAACAATGTTGCCACACTTAAAACATTTCCCGATAACCATTTTGACAGCATAGTCACAGATCCACCCTATGGCATTGATTTTCTGGGCAAGGCCTGGGACAGTGACACTGGTTCATTGGAGACCTACCAAGAATGCCTGCGTGTTCTAAAACCCGGAGGCCATATCCTGGCTTTCTCGGCAGCAAGGACCTACCACCATCTGGCCACAACCATTGAGCGTGCCGGATTTGAAATCCGTGATCAGATTATGTGGATCTATAGTTCAGGCTTTCCTAAGAGTCAGGACGTTGGACGCCAACTGCACAAGAAGGCCAATGGCAAGCCTGACAAACAACGCTTTGATCCTGCCATTATGATTCAAACAGGTAATAACTTTAAACATCCCAACACAGGCAAACTATATCGTGCTTTGCCTGACATCAATGGTAACAAGTTGGCACAAAGTCACGAAGGCAACAAGTATGGAGTTGTGTATGAAGAAGTCATTGTGGTAGATAATCCCTGGTCAGGTTGGGGCACACAACTCAAACCCGCACACGAGCCCATTGTTATGGCCCGTAAACCACTGTCAGAAAAGAACATAGCTGCCAACTGTGAGAAGTATGGAACAGGAGCCATCAACATTGATGCAGCTCGTGTAGGAGATGATCCTATGATAGTGCGTCATCTTAAAAAGGATGATGGCAAGGCATTTACTCATCACGGAGATGGTAAGAAGAATTGGGACACCTATGAAGATGTTGGCACGGTAGATGGTCGATTTCCAGCCAATGTCATCGGAGAGATCCCAGATTACCAAAAGTATTTTTATTGTCCCAAAGTCAGCCGTGCTGAACGACACATTGGTCACGAAATGCCACCGCCTATGTTTGGTAATGTAGAAGGAGCATATGGCCCTGACGGCAATCGAATGGCAGTTGGGTTAGATGCCCGCACCGGTAATGTAGGCAACAACCATCCCACCGTGAAACCCATTGAACTAATGAAGTATTTGATCAAACTTGTCACTCCACCAGGTGGCACGGTGTTGGATCCATTCAACGGTTCTGGATCAACCGGCTGTGCTGCTGTGGAGCTGGACTATGAATACACAGGCCTGGAACTTGATCCAGCCTATGTTGAGATCAGTCGCCAGCGCATTGAAGCCTGGTATCGGACCACGCACAAAAACAACTTCAACCAGTTATTCACTACCGATGACAATTGATGCAGCCTTGTTGATGCGCCGCAGCATTCGCTATGTGTGTGAACAAAATGGTATGGATCCTGCCGCAGTTCCACGCTTGCCTCTTGCGGTCCGAGAAAAGTTTCAAGCCTTGGCTTTTGATGTGCAGGAGGATATGCGCTACAACCAGCTCCGATATTTTAGACCTTTTGATCACCAACGGCGTTTCTTTGCCACAGGCACTTGTGATCGTCGTGGTATCCTTGCTGCCAACCGTATTGGTAAAACTGTGTCAACCTGTTATGAAACAGCAATGCACCTAACTGGACAATATCCTGCCTGGTGGACTGGCAAACGTTTCAACAAGGCCATCACAGCTATGGTTGCTGGTGAAGGTTGGAGTCAGGTTGCATTGGTATTGCAAGCAGAACTATTAGGAACAAATGATGTTAAGATTACGGACGCTGTTGGCACTGGCGCTATACCTCGTGATGCTATTGTGTTTGACACTATGCGTAGCGATGGGCCTAACTGTGTGGGTATTGAAATCCGTCACACAAGCGGTCAAAACAGCTATCTACTATTTGCTAACTACACACAGGAAGTTAGACAAATGCAGGGTTTCAAACTCAACCTGGCAGTGTTTGATGAACAACCGCCTGACGATTTCTTTAGCGAGATTGTCACGCGAACTGCCACAACGCAAGGCCAAGTTCTTTGCTCGTTTACCCCACTAAAGGGTCTTAACGGACTGGTGTCAAAGTTTTGGAACCACGAAGATGGATATGAACATATTAGAGTGTCTTGGGATGATGTGCCAGAATACGATCCTTGGGGCGAACCATTCTTGCTTATGTCTACTAGGCAACAACTTGAACGAGATTACCTTCCTCACGAACGTGACGCTCGCCGCAACGGTATTCCTGTTATGGGCAAAGGAGCTGTATTCCAAATCCGAAGCTGGCCCACTTACAAGACTGGTGAGTATGATCTGCGTAACACTACTGGCATACAACGAGTTATTGCGCTAGACTTGGGCTTGGTCAACGACAAGACAGTTATCAGTCTAATGTATTGGCACCCAACAGAAAAAGAGGCTTGGCTGCATCACCAGATAGTGGTCAAGGGCATTGAAGAAGCCAACCCAATGAACTATATCAACCATCTGATGCGTCCAGAAGTGTTTGGCACGCCTATTGTGCTGCCAGCAGATGCTTCAACAGCGGGTCGATATACAATGTCAAGTCAGAGTATTCGCACCTTGTTTGAAGAATACGAACTCAACGTTGTCAGTGAGCCCATTATGAATCCGCCAGACGATCAGGGCAGACGCACCAACCACAAGAGCTATGGTATAAATATTATGCGGCAAATGCTGGAACTGGGAACACTACACGTCAATGAAAACTGCACTACTTTCTTACGTGAAGCACAAAACTATTACGCTGATGACAAGGGAAGATTTAGTGATCCTGATGATGCTATTGATTCCGCTCGTTATGCCCTTCTTGGTTGCCTTAACGGTTACGCCGAACCTTGGGACGGACGCAGTCCACAGCAACGAATGCGTGATTTCAGACACCAATTCCAAGCTCAATCCTGGAACAGAGAACGAGAAAAGCCTGAGTGGAAGCAGGCCTGGAACCCCCGAGCCTAACAACACTAAATAATGTATAACTTGATAGGACCATCTAAATGTTGGATTTGAAAAACGTCGTCATCAGCAACTTAAACAACCACAGTGGGCAAATGGCTCGCTTTGTTAAAATGAAAAGTTTGCTGGACGCAAAATGTGCAGCTAACCTACGTTTGTTGGCCACTAAGAATAACATTAACCGTGCAAGCGATTACCACTACCTGGTGCTTGCAGTAACACAATCTACTGAACCAGTAAACGGCATTGACTATATCCATCCGGTCGTAAAACCCGTTGTCGACTACGCTACAGCAGTGATCACCAAAGGACTTGCACAGAATGGCGAGATCAAGTTTGAGTTTGTGGCCGACAATGAAGCTGACGCAGCAGCAGCCAAGCAAGCAACGCAAATGGTTCACAAGATCATTAACCAAAACAATGATCCACACCAAATCTTGCAACACTGGGTAATGGACGCAGCCTTGCACAAGAACGGTGAGATGATGGTCAGCCCAATGCGTGAACAGTTTGTGCGCTATGTCACAACACACGGAACATTGGACCAACTACGTGCATTTGAACAGCAAGCCGAAGAAGCTGGCCTAAAACCATTCCGTCAGAGTCGTCGCAAACACACTGTGGATATGGACAAGGTCCAATTAGAAATTGCACAGTATCAACAAGGCATTCCAGAAGAACAACGTCGTGAGAACCTGGACCATATCATTGGTCAAGCACAGACCGCAGCCGAAGGTGATTTCTCAAGTCTAGATGAATCAAGCGAAGATGTTGACCTACGTGATACCGAAGACGAAATCCGTGCAAGTCTTGCACGTAACACAATCTACGAAGCAAAGTATAAGTTAACTGGTTACAAACTAAACGTCAAGTTCCGTCCAATTGCACAACACTATTGGATGTGTGACCCAACAATCATCAGCATTGAAGAACAAAGTTTCTGCGGATACTACAAGCCAATGAGTATCCAAGAAGCCACAGAGCTATATCCAGACATTGACCTAGAAGAATTCAAAGTCTATGCACAGTATAGCAACGTTGGAGCATATCAAGCGGGTAGCTTGCTAAACAACTTAGCATTACACGCACGTGACTCGGTGCCTATCAATGGACTACCCGCTCAGGGCTATGCCGCCCAAGAACCAGAAGCACGCCAAGTCACTGTGTTGACAGTTTACAACCGTTACGACATTGACGGTGATGGTGAACTGGAGCTAGTAGAACTAATCTACAGTGGTCAGTATGTTATTTCAGCACGTGAAGTAGAGTTTATACCAATTGCCAATATGGTTCCAAAACCATTGGCGCAAAACTTCTATGGTATGGCCATTGCTGAATCAGTTGTGCCAATGCAAGAGTATGCAACGTCGGGACATCGCAGTGAAATTATGATGGGCTTGCTGCAAGCAACTCCACGTATTGGTGTCAAACCCGACAAGCTGGACTTTGAAATGATCCAGGACGGTGAAGCTGCTATCTTTATTTTGGATTCGAAGTTTGATCCACAAAAAGACATTTACCCATTGCCATTGCCACAAGGTAACTTGCAGTTTATTGACACTGCTATGAATCGTATCCAGCAAGACACAATGGCTATGGTTGGTATGACAATGCCAACAGACACATTCAACCCAGAAGTTATGGCTCCAGGCAACAGTGGCATCAAGTTGCAATTGGCCCTAACACCAAACCAAATCATTCAAGACAACACAGTTAAGAATTGTGCTGAAGGATTGAAAGCTGCCATTTGGTTAGTGTGGCGCACATTGATCCAATATGGTGATGACTATGGTGTGCGTAAACTTGCACAAGAGTTCCACCCAGAAGGCAAAGCCATTTTTATGGACTATGAAGCCTTTGACGATATGAACTTCAATGACCGTAAAACAATTCACATTGATTTGGCCCTGGGTATGATGAGTGACGAAAACCAATTGCAACGTCAACAAGCCATCATCCAAGGACAAACACAACTGTATCAGACAACACAGCAATTGGTTGCTTCGGGCACGCTAACTCCAGAAATGTTTAAAAAGATTCGCAAGCCTTACGAAGACAGCCTGTTTGCATTGGGCATTAAGAGTCCTGATGCTTACTTGCCAACTGAAGAAGAAGTAATTGCTATGATCAAGCAGGCGCAAGATCAAAAGAAACAACAAGGCCCAAGTCCACAAGAACAAGTGTTAACTGCACAAGCACAAGGCATTGCAGCAAAAGCACAATTGGATCAAGCCAAAGCAATGGAAATACAAGCAGACGTTCAGGGCACCAGTGCTGGCAAACAATTAGAAGGTGTTGCCTTAATAGGCGAACACAAGGCCACAGCCTACAGATGAACTAA